AACAAGGGAAAGTTCCGAAAGTTACTAAAGTGCAGTGGGTCGGGTAGTCCAGAGGGGAAAAAGTTTTTGGGTGCTACAGCTGCTGTTTCCCGGCGACTGCTCTCGTTCCCGACCATACCCTGTTTTCGACGGAACATTGCGAACTTTATTAGATATCAATGACTTACGGACCACATTTCAAGAACATTTGAACAGTACTCGGAACATTACTAAGTCATTGATATCATGTAATGTTCTGGATTGAGATTTTTAACCTCACCACGTTTACACAGAACATTACATTTCACTTCAACCTCATATTACGAGGCGGATTGTTGTTGGCCCGAGAAAGTTCCGGTTTTTCCGACGAAAATCACCGAAACGGGTTGACAGGTGCGATTTTCCGGGTTACATAGCTGCTTGCAGCTATGTAAAAGTTCAGAGAGCCGAAAATTTAGGGAATGCCCTAACAGCGCGGCGCGGATCGACTTGATAGGCTGGCCATAAAAAACCATACCCTCGGGGAGCGCTGCTTCGCCGGGGCTGAAACATGTATACTCGCTCGATGCTGCCTGAGAAACTGGTTTCGGGGTGGTTAGGGCGATCCCTAAACCGAAAGCTGTGGGGTGCATGAAGCTCGATGCGGCCTGAGCACTGGTCTCAAACCGTTAGGGACGACCCTAACGGCGACAGAACTTTGGACATAAAAAAAGGCCAGCCCCGAAGGACTGGCCTAGGTCGTGAGGTGTTACTTGGACACCTTGGCGAGGTTCACTTCCTTCTGAAGCCGCACCATCATCTCGGCGGCGTCAAAGGTGAAGTCGCTTTCGGTCCGAAGGACGTTGATCGCTTTGGACATCAGATCAAGGAAGCGATCCATCGCAGGGCGCTTGCGACCGCCTGCCCCATCGGTCGGGGTCTCTTCCCGGCGCTTCAGGGCGTTCTTATAGTCCTTCATGCGAGAGCCGATCTGCTGCTGCACATAGGTCCGCCGCGCCGCCTTCTCAGGCTTCAGGGCAGCGATAGCCGCCTTGCTCTCGACGGCAAGCAACGTCCTATCGGCGGCGCTGAACCCCATTATCACGGCAGTCTTAAGCGCCGCGAACAGCTCAGGGGTAGCAGTCGATCCGCTGTCTTTCGCCTTGGGGCTGATCCAGTCAGACGACTTAAGGCCAGAAGCCACCATCGCATCGATCACGATAAAGCGCGACTTGGCGGTGCGCTCGACGTTGGCAACATCGGCAGCGATCAGGGCGGATACTTCTTTGGAGAGGGTGAGATTTGTCATGGGGTAGCTTCCTTGCTTGCTTGCTTAGACCGAAGGGCGTGATTGCCGTTCGATGTATTCTGTATGACACGTTACACCATAGAAGTGTAGCGTTTGAGCGCCGTTGATACGATTTAATCGCTTAGGGTAAACCCTAACAGGCAAACGCGCAGGGCGATGGGCGGACCCCCACCGGGGGGCGGGAGGGGCTGTGGGGCGAGGCGGGGGTGGCTGCTTATACATACTATTCCACGCAACCAAATCAGTTTTAGAACAATACGAGAACATTTAAGTGACCACCCGCTGCTAACACTACACAAGCTCTACCCTTACTCAGAACAAATTATGAGCAGGCCCCCCCACTGAAATCGGCGCGCTATGTACGACCCCCCACCCCTTCACCCCCACCCCCCTTCTCAGAAAGGCACCCCCTGTGCAAAACGTGCTATATACTACTATAGTACGACAAAATCGGAGGTCCCATGACCCTGCACCCAAAACCGGAGGCCGACGTGCCACTGCAAGACGAAGAAGACACGGGCTACATGAACATGCTTGAGGCCGCTGCGAACACAGCACAGCTGTTGGCGGGTGCGGGTCTGGAGTTCGACACCACGGACGACGATCTCGACGATGCCGCTGCAACAGTGCGGCAGGCCGCGAGGAACCCCCAAAGCCTAACGACCAAGGTAGCCAAGCAGGGCATCACCAAGAAAACCCCAGCTGCGCTGATCTTAACAGAAACCATTTTACGCGAATATGGCCACAAGATAGTGGAGGAAGCCTCTCAGGTGCGTCATATGGTGGTCAACAAGTTGATCCAAGAGACGGACAACCCCGATGGCCGCATCCGGCTGAAGGCTCTGGAGCTCCTAGGCAAGGTCTCCGACGTGGGCCTGTTCACCGAGAAGCAGGAGATTACGGTCACGCACCAGACCACAGGCGATCTCCGTGCAAGGCTCCGTCAGAAGCTGGAGAAGCTGGTCGCACTGCCAGCGGCAGAGGAAGAAGCGGAGTACACGGACTACGTGGACGTAACCCCGGAAGAGGGTAAAGATGAATGATGCGTGCAGAACCCATTTTTGACCGCGAAGAGCTCGATCTGCTCCTGCAGAACCTCGATACGCTGACCGATGAAGAGGTCTACGAGGTCGAGAAGATGGTTGCAGAGCTCGACAAGCGGGCCACGCTGCAGGCTGCGAAGGACGATCTGATCGCCTTCTGTCTCTATATAGACCCCACGTACAAGGTCGGACGGCACCACCGCATACTCGCGGACAAGCTCATGGAGATCGAGCGGGGCGTAGTACAGGGGCTGGAGTCCGATCTGGGCCTCATAGGCAACGACCGGGTGTGCGTGAACATCCCACCGCGCCACGGCAAGAGCCAGCTTGTCTCTATATACTTCCCTGCATGGTTCATCGGGCGGAACGCGGGCAAGAAGGTCATGATGGTGTCCCACACCACCGATCTGGCCGTGGACTTCGGGCGCAAGGTGCGGAACCTGATCGACACTGCAGCCTATAAAGACCTCTTCCCCTCTGTCAGCCTCGCCACGGACAGTAAGTCTGCAGGCCGGTGGAACACGACGACGGGGTGTGAGTACTTCGCCTGTGGTGTTGGCTCGTCCATCGCCGGTAGAGGTGCGGACTTGCTGCTGATCGACGACCCCCACTCGGAGCAGGACGTGCTGAACGGGAACTTCGCGGTGTTCGAGAAGGCCTACGAGTGGTTCGCATACGGTGCTCGGACACGTCTGATGCCCGGCGGGCGCGTAGCTATCGTCCAGACAAGATGGCACACAGACGATCTGACCGGGCGTGTGGTGCGGGATATGACCCAGAACGAGGGTGCGGACCAGTATGAGGTGGTCGAGTTCCCTGCGATCTTGGACGTCGAGGTCGAGGACGACGAAGGAAACGTCTCAATCCAGCAGAAACCGCTCTGGCCAGAGTTTTTCGACATCACGGCGCTGCTGCGGACCAAGGCCAGCATGCCTACGTTCCAGTGGAACGCTCAGTACCAGCAGAATCCCACCGCCGAAGAGGCTGCGATCATCAAGAGGGAGTGGTGGCAGCTGTGGCTGAAGGACGAGCCGCCTGCGGTAGAGTACATAATCATGTCTCTGGACGCCGCTGCCGAGACAAACAACCGGGCCGACTACACCGCGCTGACGGTGTGGGGTGTGTTCGTGCATCCGACCACCGAGAGACACGAGATTATCCTGCTCAACTCCATAAAACGCAGGCTAGAGTTCCCCGAGCTTAAGCAGCTGTGCCTCGAAGAGTACAAACACTGGGAGCCAGATAGCTTCATCGTGGAAAAGAAGTCAGCAGGTACGGCTGTCTTCCAAGAACTGCGTAGAATGGGCATTCCCGTCGCCGAATACACCCCGCACAGGGGCACGGGCGACAAGCTGGCGCGTCTGAACTCTATTTCCGACATCATCGCGTCGGAAATGGTCTGGATACCGGCAAAAAGGTGGGCTGAGGAGCTAGTAGAAGAGGTCGCTGGGTTCCCGTTCGCGTCACATGACGACCTTGTAGACTCTATGGTGATGGCCATGCTAAGATTCCGGCAAGGCGGGTTCATTCGCCTGCCATCAGACGAGCAAGATGACGAGCTGCCCTACCGGCAGAAAGTAGACTACTACTAATTTTGTCGTGAGGAGCACGCCATGAAGTTCAATGCGAAACCCGGTAAAGACGATAACGAGGCCGCGTTCAACCGCGCGATGAAAAACTCTCAGCCCCCGGGCAAGACCGGCGCGGTCCCGAAGCCCAAGGCCAAGCCGAGTGCGCTGGCCCCGCTGAAGAGCAAACGCCCTGCGGCAAACCCCGTGAAGAACAAGCCCTACCCGGGTGCCAAGAAGATGAACTACGGGGCCTAACGGAATACTTGACGTACTACCGGGCTGTGGTACGATTTCGTTGCAAGGCTGGATACGGAAGAGGTCCCTCCCCCTCTGACCCATCATACTAAAGTTTGGCGGTGCTGCGGAAACGTAGTGCCGCCAATTCTTTTCTTGCACCCCCGAAACCCCAGCGATAGAACTGTCTCCGAGGGACGCACCGGAACTTACAGGTTTCGTGTTGGTCACAGCTAGTAGGACTGCGCCACGGCCATTAGCAAAAATCAAGCGTCCCTCACCACTTCCCTACTACCTCTTCCTTCGAGACGTCATTTGCTGTTATAGTACCTGCAAACTTTGCAGGGGAACACTATGGCAATCGTGAAGCCGATGACGCCGTCTGATATCGAACTCGAAAATCCGGGTGATGACCTCGAAGTTATGGTCGCCTCTGATGAAGAGCCGTCTAGCATCGAGATTGATGCCGAAACGGGGGAGGTCACGGTCGATTTCGGTGACGGGGAGGACGAGGAAGACCTTCCAGAAGCCTTCGGTGACAACCTTGCAGAGAGCATGGACGAGGACGAGCTGAAGTCCATCGCGTCTGATCTGCTTGAGTCCTTCACTGCCGACCGGGATAGCCGCAAAGACTGGGCCATGGCCTATATCAAGGGTCTGGACCTGCTGGGTATGCGCATCGAGGACCGCTCGCAGCCGTGGGAAGGTGCGTCTGGTGTGTTCCACCCTATGCTGACCGAGGCCGTGGTGCGGTTCCAAGCACAGGCTATGGGCGAGCTGTACCCCGCGTCGGGCCCTGTACGTACAAAAATCGCCGGTAAGCTGACGCCTGAGAAAGCCAAGCAGGCCGACCGCGTACAGAACGAGCTGAACTACATTATTACCGAAGAAATGCCCGAGTATCGGGACGAGCTTGAGCAGATGTTGTTCCGTCTGCCACTGGCTGGCTCTTCGTTCAAGAAAATCTACTACGATCCGATCCTTGAGCGTCCGGTGTCGGTGTTCGTGCCCGCCGAAGACTTCGTCGTGTCCTACGGTGC